GTATAGATTTATTGTCTAAAACGAGTCTCGCTCCCCCTTTTTTAGATGATCTCGTTTTATTTTTAGTTACTTTTAAACGTCTCGTTTTTAATATTCGTGGCATTCTATAATATACATATATATATTTTATATGATCTATGTTTGTGATGAACACAAACACGTGTATTCAAATTTTCTTCAAAATTCCTTATGATTTTTTCAAAAATGTTTTGAAAAAATATTTATAAATATGTAGGTTTAGTATAATATGAAGTTTATTAAATATATTCTAGCAGCGCTTACATTTTCTTCTCTGTCAAATTCACTTAGTATTCCAAGAACAGTTATAGACAATGTGTTTCGTAAAGTTTCTCACACGGAAGTAATCAACACATTTAAGGTTCTCAAGATCTTTTCCCTTTCCAAATCCGGAGCAGAAGGCATTTATAGAACCGATCAAGAATATTTTCAAAATTGTGCCAGTTTGCTCGATAAAGGAATTAGTTTTGTAAAAGCAACAGAAGATAAATGCATGTATTTAGCATGGACACCCTACGCTCCTATGTACAACAAAACTCTTGAATTCGATGAAACAGCATTGATAATTCGTAATGAATGTGAAGGAGTTGATTTTATGCTTGTTCCTTTATATTACGTAATTCTGACAAATCGCGATGACAAGATTGAAATTGACAGAATTTTTCCTAATCCGGCAATTGAGGTTAGACTTGATTTAAAACTTCTCAAAAAACAGCTGGATCAGCTAACCGAATTGTCTGGAATCCCAATCTGTTACGACAAACTGCGTCACTATGACAATGGACGTTACTACTTTGAGTTTCTAAAAGATAGGCCGGGGTCTTGGTCTATTCCTTCTGATGAAGATACGTAAAAAAATGATGAAAAAACGAACTTGAAATTATATATGTATATATGAGAAAAGAATAGCAAAAATGTTTAAAAATATTGTGAAATTTAAGATTTACAAGCTTTCCGATTTCAAGTTAATTAAAACGAATTATTATTTGAATTTCACAAGAAAGGCTAAAAAGGATGTTACAATTGCGGATGGACTTGAAATTATCAATAAAAAGATTGAAAAGTTAGATGGGGTTAAATACTGTAACTGCGACGGAAGTAAATTCTGTGCTAACTGCCAGTATTATTTAATAAACAATATAGTTCAAAAACCGTGTTGCACGTCTGTTTTACCAAATGATTACAATCATGTGTTTATTCCTGAATCTTTTAACAAAAATATGAATTATTTTGAAGAAGACATTGAACACAGTAATTATTTGAAAGTTTCTTGTTGAAGAACCGTGAGGTTTTTTTATAGGGATTTGATGGTTAATCCAAAAGCGAGTTGATATGGACAGGCGTGCGGCATACGCAACACTTGATGCTATTTGACGCCATTGTTTTCATATAATCATTCATACACGAAGCGTGTATTTTATGATTGCAGATTAGACTAAGAACCTTCTCGTCACTATCAGAGAACTCTTCTAAACAGATAGGACACGTTACATCATCATTTGAATGAGCTGCGTGCTTGTATTCAACATATTGTTTGATTGATCTTGTTAATTTAGGTAAAACTTCATAAAATAAACAGACCTCGTTAGCGTTTGAAATAACCAATTTAGAGTCATCTTTTTTTGAAATATTATCATTAATTTTTGAAACATTTAATAGGCAGTTCATCTTTTCCTTAAAGTCCTTTACATACCAATTCCTTGAATAATCATGAATTACAATTTTTCTATTGAAATATTTAAAAACAAAGTCAATGGCATCTTTTGAGCTATATTTTACAGTATGAGCTATTCTTTTGAAACGTTTAACTAATTCAATTGAAACATTACGATGCTCAAATAACTTGATAATGATTTTTTTAATGAGTTCACTATCAAGTTTACTAACAAAAGTTGAAAATTTATCGTAATATAGTAAGTAAGAAATTTGTCTTGATGTAACGAATGTTAGTTCTGTGTTTGTCATTTCCGACATAAATTTGAACAATTCGATTGGTTCAACATGGTCACTCAAAAAATATTTTGAAATAAACTGTTTATCAGAACTTGATTCCTTAATAATTTTCATTAGATTTTTCAGCTCGATCTTCGTAATATCCGCAGTATCATCTTTTGATATGAATTTCCATTCATTTGATTCAAGAAAAGGTGCTGTAATAAGCTCTCCCTTCTTAACATCGCATTTCAATTTTTTTACAAGTCGAATATGTTTGCTTCTTTGGAATATTTTGGAAGAAACCAACACTTTAAACATTTCATTTGATTTCAAAATAACCGATGTTTCAACAAGAAAATTGTTCATAGAGTCAAGATAGCGAACGTTTCTTAAGTAAATCCAATTTCTACAATTATCATTCGTACGTAACTGTTCAAAATAAACGTGTTTGAGCATATCGTACACCCACTTTAAAGTTTCAAATTCGTTCGCCCAGCTTAAATAGGTAAAGATTTCACAGTTGAATTCATACAATTCTGAAACATTCGCATAATCTCCACGTAGTTTTTGGTTTAAATATTCAACATAAAATTTCTTAAAATATTCTACGTTTTTTTTAAGTGAAACAACCGCGGCTGTAACTATAAGACGCTTTAATTCATGATTAAAATAATTGAAAAAAAGACCCGTGTTTGTATTTAGGTCTGTTCCAGATAATTTTTTTTTGTATTCTTCATTCTCTATTGCATATTCAAAAAATTTCTTGGCAATTGCTGGATTTAAGTCGGTTAAAGGTCGCCATTCATTGTTTAGTAAATTTTTTAAATATTTGTCAAAATATTCTATTTTTGGCATATTACTAATTGGATTTATAAAAAAATTGTTCGAAATTACACACGACATCTTGAAGTTTGTTAGAATATGTATGTGTCTTATCTTTATATGATTAACATTTAATAAAAAAGGAAACACAAATGCTAATATAGAAGTTTTTTATCAAAATCCAAAGTCTTGAATAACATCTACAATATCTTCTGCGGTCATATCTTCAAGTAAATCACGAAGTCTTTCTTTTTTACAATTAGAACACATACATAATTCATCATCAGAATTATCAGAATTATCATCATCAGAATCAGCATCCGGTTCTGGTTCACTATAACCTGTATACCATACACAGTTAATCCGATTAAAACTTTCGGCATTATCAAATAGATTATTTATCCTATTAAGCTTAAATACCCATTTGTTAATATTTTGATTAAACTTTTTTGAACCAGCAAACATACAATCAAAGTTTTTACAGTTTGAAACATTCCATTCACCAATAGGTTGGTTGAATTCAAAAGAACCTGAAAACATATTGTTCATATCTTCAACATTTGAAACATCCCATTCACCAATAGGTTGATTGAATTTCTTCGAATTTCCAAACATTCCTTTAGTTGTTTTTACATTAGATGTTTTCCATTTTCCAATTGGTTGATTAAAGGCAACTGTATCATTAAATGATCCTTCAAAGCTTTCAACATTTGAAACATCCCATTCTTCAATAGGTTGATTGAATACAGAACCAGCAAATATACCAGTCATTACTACGACATTCTTCACATCCCATTTTTCAATAGGCTGATTGAATTTCATCGCACGATGAAACAAAGCATACATTCCTTCAACATTTGAAACATCCCATTCTTCAATAGGTTGATTGAAACTTATAGAATGAGCAAACATTCCTGAAATATCTTTTGCATTAGACATATTCCATTTTCCAATAGGTTGATTAAAACGACCGGTTGATTGAAACATTCCTGCGAAAGTAGTCACATTTGAAACATCCCATCCTGAAATATCATAGTTAAAATATTCAGTTTCATCAAACATACATTTCATATTCTTTACATTCGAAGTATTCCACTTTGAAATTTCTGAATTGAAATTATGAAATTCGTGAAATAGATATGACATATCAGTTACATTAGATGTGTCCCAATCTTCAATTTTACCATAAAGTTTAATACATTTTGATTGATTATCCTTATAAAGGAGAACAGCATCTTTTATATTCGAATCAGTAATTTGAATAATTTCAAATGTTTTTTCCTGCTCCTTTTTGTACTCTTCATAACTTTTCTTAAAATCAATATCTGTTTTCAATAAGATTGCAATTAAATTTTTAACAACAGTATTCGAAGTCAATGTTTTTGACGTAAGTTGCTTGTTCGTAATTGGGCTCTTGTCACTTGTCAGTAACCAGCGTTCTATCTGAGAACGATCGTAAGTCACACCATCACTCGCAATGACAGGATCGAGAATTGGTTGCATACTGATAGGACAGTGTGCATCATTAATAAGTTCATCAAGATCTTTGTTTTCCATCATTTTTATTGTATTTTCCTAATTATTGACATATTTATCAAGTTCTTTTTTTTAACATTTTCACAATTTAAGTAATTGTATAAAAAAAAATATATGGTGTTATTAAAGAAACAATGAATAACATTGTTTTCAAAAATATATTATTTGTATTTGTATTTGTTTTACTTCATGTAATTGCGTTTTCTTGGATTTCCACATGGTTTCGTCCTCCGACTATATTTGAAAAAAGTATGTTTTATTTTTTCTTGATAATGGCTTACACTGCTTTACCATTTATATTAAATACAAATATACTAATTGGTCCAATTTCAATAGCAATTATTCTTCTATGTATTGATACATTGAATAGACTTCGTATTATTAATACGCATATATCTGGTGCGTCAGCTTATGTTGATTTTCTTAAACCTAATCAGAGAATAGTCGTACTTGTATCAATTGTTGTATTTACTGGATTACTTGTTCTATATAATAAGACCCTTGTTAGAAACGAACTTGAATACTAAATCATAAAAAATATATACTGTATTGTTAATGAATTTGATTGTAAAAGATCCAAAGATTTGGGGTCCAGATCTATGGAATATATTGCATTTTTTAACGTTTGTTTATAATTCGAAAGAAGATCGTGAAATATATAGGGAACTATTTTTAAAGTGTGTGCCAATTCTGATCCCTTGTCCTCCTTGCAGACGACACTACATTAATAGATTGATTAGAATCTCGATAAATTTAGACTCACGTCAAAAGTTATCGAGATGGTTAATAAATTTACATAACGATGTAAATAAAAGTTTGAAAAAAGAATATTTTTCGTATGAAAAGGCCTTAAAAATTTATAGACCTAATAAAACAAATAAAGAAAATGTCAAAAAAGCCTTTGTAAGATATTCGAATATATCTCGTGGTTATATCAGCACCTCTTCTGAAGTTCAAAAGGCAAATTCAAAACTAGTAAGAATTTTAATGAAACATATCTAGAAATCAGGCTTGCCTGTTTTCATCTTACATAATTTTTCTGAAGAGCTAATATTTGGTATCAAAAGTAACTCGTCTTCTGATACAAAATAAACAACAGCAGAAGCAATAAAAAATATAAGGACAATATTTAAAATTGGTGTATCCTTCTTGTCATTCGCCGAATCTTGTAAAAAGTATATCAAATAGAAAATCGCCGCTATGAATCCAGATAAAATGGCATATAAGAAACTTGTTGAAATTGTAAACATATGCTTTATTATTATATTTAACATATATATTTTTTAAAGTGCGTTTGAGAAAATTTATGTAAAAATGTAATAGGTATATATACAATGACGATTCATGAAAACGGTAAATGGATCGGTAAACAAATGGCTGCCAAACATAAACACGACAATGTTTTGAGCTCTGAAATAAGCAAATTTCTTATCAAAGAACAGTGTGAGGACGTTGTTGATTTTGGATGCGGTCTAGGGTTGTATGTGCGAGATTTCAATGAAGCGGGAATTAAGACGTGTGGCTATGACGGAAATCCTGATACCCCAGAAATGACCGGCGGAACTTGTGAAATTATTGAGCTAGCAGAAGATTTCGATTTAGGCAAGAAGTTTGATTGGGTTATGTCGTTAGAAGTCGGCGAACACTTGCCTCAGAAATATGAGGATATCTATATTAACAATTTGCACAAACACGCAAAAAGGGGCATCATTATGAGCTGGGCTGCGATAGGTCAGTCGGGTGATGGGCACGTTAATGAACAAAATAATGACTATATCCGAAAGAAGTTTGAGGCTCTTGGTTACACCAGTGACGTAGATGCTGAAAAGGTATTTAGAAAGAATTCTTCCTTATGGTGGTTTAAGAAAACAATGTTTTGTTTTCGTAAGAATAATGTTGAAGATGATAAGGAAAAAGAAATTGAATTAGATCTTGAAACTTTGAAATTTGATAATGAAAAGAAATATCCTTGTAATTTTTGCCCTAACTGTGGCTACAAACTCAATTGATCAATTATAAACGTTTCTGACAAATTAATTTCACGGACTAGACACCACAAACGATTTACTTCTTTTTCGTAATCAATATTTTCTTGAAGAAGTTTAGTCCAATCAAAACGAAAGCCGTAAGTCCAGGTGTCATAGTATTTCCATCTTTTATTTTCCTTTTCTGTTTTAAACTCTTTATGAAGCGTCAAACTTTGACGGATTGTTCCATCTTTTTCCATCAATTTTGAAGGAATAACATAGAAATAATCTGTGCCTGCTAAATTCAACCAATAAAAGTCGTTGTCATAAATACCGTATGGTTGATAATTATCTTTTCCATCTGCTTTCTCTAATATAAAGTGAAACGAATTTCCGTATTTATCACGGTGATTAACAGTTTTCTCTTGAACTTTTACAAATTTATCAATCTTAAAGTCATCAGCACAGTTATCGATTTCTTTCATATCAAATACTTTCGATAAAGTTTCTTGGCGTTTACGTATATATTTGATTTCAAGTTGTTTCTTTTTATTACATAATAATTCAATATCACTGAATGGTTTTTCAAGTTCCTGATACTTATCGATATATTCATTAATCTTTGCAATAATATCTTCCTTTTTAACGTAATATTCTTTATTAATACCATCATTGTAATATAAAGCTGATTTAATATCTGTTGAATAAGGAGGTATTATGAGAAACTCATCAATTTTGGCATTATAACAAATAACAATCATATTCTCATAATAACCAAATCTTTCATAGGTGTTTTTAAATTTATTAGGACAATTGTATCTGTCCATGTCAAATTGTGGTCTGTCTGCTTTCGATGCTTTCATTTGAAAAGGAAACCATGTTTGTCTACTTGTCCCCTTTTTACGAAAAGCGAGGTCAACAAAATGCCCTTCACGACCAACTTCCTTAAATTCAAGATTTGAATCGTTTATAATTTCCTTTAGTCTTTCAATAGACATTGCTTCTGTATTTAAATTTGACGTTTCAGAATTAGCCTGACGTTCTTTTGCTTTCTCACCCTTATTTTTTTGACGTTCGCTTGTGGATACAGTAGGTTTTTTTTTGTAAGCTTGAACTTGCATTTTTTCATATTTTTCACCGAATTTGAAATGAAAAAATAAACGATCAAAGCTAAATATTTTACCATTCAGTTTAAGTCTATCTTTCTCAGCCTTAATTATTGCTTTGAATTCATCTTCTGTTTCTTCAATACAATCTTTACCATATTCTTTACCATATGTTTCAATAAATCTTGCGTATGTCCAAGTCATCTTCAAAAATCTCTACCTCTTAAAATATCTATGATTCTTATCTTTATATGTTTTTATTTTGATAAAATGTTTAAAAAAACACCTTAAAAGATATATACATGACAAATAAAAATTATGGACAAGATTAATAAGAATTATGTGCAAAAAGTTGAGCTCAAAAACAGAATCATCGAATACGACCGTTCTTTTAAGCAATTTATGCGAAATTTAATTGCGGCCGAGAATGAAATTCAACTTGAAATTGCCTTGCTTGCTTATTTTTACAGGCAATGGCAAATTAAAAACCGAAAAAAGACATTGAAATGCTGAGATAATTTCAAGACGGTTTTTTTACGATCGCCATATGCGAACGTGACCGTCGATATAAATTTCCTTAGTTGAATTTGGAAAAACTTTTAGAACGTCTGAATCAATATTTTTTAAATAATCTTTCACGTACGGCTCGCCTGACAGCATAGACTCCGACGGAATGTACGACGTATCTATATCAACAATTAACATCTTTCCATCGTCTTTTAAGTTTTTTTTAATATTTTCTAAAATAATGAGTCGCGCGTCTTTAGGGACTTCGTGTAATGCGAACATGATTGTAATCAGATCTTGTTTCTCTTCTAGCTGTACTGTCTCAACATTATCTTCAAGATAATCTATATTTTTCGTAAAAATTTTCGCGACTCTCAGCATTTCGCGTGAAGTGTCAACTCCGGTAACTACTGCGTCTTTAAAACATTCCTTTAATGCCTCCGTACTTGTGCCAGTACCAGAGCAGAAATCTGCGACAAATTCAGGATTTTCGATTTTCAAATTTTTAATAATATCGACGCGAATGTTTCGGCCATCATAAGCAGCTAAATCTATCAACTTAGTAAACGGTCTCGCCATAAAAGAGTGAAATAAGCCACCCACACCAACATTGCCGAAATTGTGAATACGCGAATCAAATTGATAAGGAACTTGTGTCTTTTTACTATCAAAGTTTAGAGAATCAGCATATTTGCTCGCAATCAAGAATAAACTAATTTTCATCATTTCACTATAATTAGTTAATCTTATATTTTTATATGATTTTATTTTGTGTGAAAATGTTATAAAAACGACCTTGAAAAATGATAGTAAATTTATAAAATCTTATCTAATAATGGCTCGTAAAACAGCAGACGGAACGAAGTTTTCCAAGAAAGATAAAGCTAAAGATAAGAAGAATTACAACAGTTACAATCAGAAGTCTGTAAGGCTGAAAGCGGAATTGATTGAAAAGCGGAAGAATATTAACAGCACCCTTAAACCGGTATTGTAGAAAATTCTTGTGTTTTTTTTATCTATTTATATTAAAAATGGATGTTAAAGTTCATCTATATGTTAATAAAGATGAAATCAAGAAATACTTGTTTTCATTAAGAAACTCTTTTGAAAATGGTTACGAACATTTACCTTATGTTTTATCTGAAAATGACAAAATATCAACTATTAAAAAAAAATTGTCGATTGTTTTAAAAGATAATAAAATTTTGAATTCGTATATATGGACGAAAGAAACAAATAATCCTTTTGAAACCAACTCTAATAAAGATTCAAATGATAATTCAAGTCTGTATTCGAGACTACAAGCTCTCAATTATACAATTCTTAATATTACTTATAATGAAAATATTGAAAATAAATTTGATATAACTTCTCTAACTCTTTCAGATCATGAAAAAAAAATTTTAAGAAATCAAATTGATGAGACGAATCTTATCGAAGGTTCATTTGAAAATTTTACCGAATATGATGAAAGTAAAATTAAGGTACAAATATTTAATATGAGATTTGATGTCGCACAAATAAATCTAACTCAAAATAATATGGACACATTATTCAAAACTCTGGAAGTAAATGATTATGTTCAAATTATAACATATAAAAACAAATCAAAGATTTTTAAATCAGACAATTATAGTTCAAAATTATGGGATTCATATTTAAAAAAGGAAGTCGATACAGGTGTATCAGTGTATCTTAATATAGATCCAAACATATTGGTTCAAGTTATAATTTTGGAAGAAAAAATTAAGATAATGATTTCAAAGGATACAACAACAGACTTAACTTACGAAATGTTTGCTTTGACAATCTTCAATCAGGTAAAATCCTTTATAAATGAAAATATAAAATCAAAACTTGTTAATATTCAAGTAAAAACAAAAGATTTAAAAGAGTTAAGATTTGAATCAATTCAACTTTTATATAATATAAGTAATGTATATAACAAAACCAAATTGATAGATTTTGTTCATAACAACTTAGGTCAGTATGTTATTTCATATAAAAAAAAGGATCATGATAACAAATTTTTCTCTTTAATAAAGAGAACTTATAACGATTCTAAGAAAGAACCAAATAAAAATGAATATTTGCAAAAGATGTTATCTTCGTCTAATTTAAGAGGACAATATAACGATAAGATAAATAACGATTCAGCAACAATTTTTTTATCAGAAAGAAATCGTGAATATATTGAAAACATAAAAGTTGAAGACAATACTATATACGGAGTTAAAGGCAACTTATGTGCTAAACAGAATGTAGGAAATAATAGCATTTCTATTTTATTTTACCCTAATACAATTCAAGAAATTATATTTATGAAAAACTTATTATTATTTTCACATTTGAAAATTAATATTTTAAACAGAAAAGATATAAGAGAAAAACTTATGTCTCAATCAACAGAATCCTTCAATGATGTTGATAATAATGATGTTGATGATATTGATTATGATGATGATTATGATGATGATGATGATTATGATGATGATGATGATATGGATTATGATGATATTGATGTTGATGAGATTGATGATATTGATGATAATAGTGTAGACGTTCCTGAAGTGGATACTTATGCTGAACAAATAGAGTATATACTTGAAAATGAAACGATTGATTTTGTAACAAAAAAAACAACCGAAATTAGTACTAATCAAGGAGAATCAAGTATTAGTGATCAAAAGTATGTTTTAAATCGTTTTTTTTATTTCTTCCCACAGGCTCAAATAGTATGTGATGAAAAATCAGAAGAACGTCAGGAAATGTGCGGTTACCAAAATAAGATAAAAGCAGATAAAAAGGGATCCAGCTTTTCATTTGCTAAAATACAAGTTCCGCTTGTATTTGATAATATAATGAAAGAAATTATAGTAACTAATTATGAAAAATTACAAGAAGACCATCCAAAACCATATTTTCCCATTAAGGATATGGTTAATACAAGACGAATACAACATTTTATTGAATATAAAAACTTGAATCTGTTATCATCCGATGCTTTTTGTTTTGAATGTAATAATGCTTTATCATATTACGATTTTGATCATAGTAAGAAAGATTTGATTTGTCCTGTGTGTTATGAACGGAGTATTAAAAATAATGTAAATGATACAAATATACGACATAATGAAAAATTATTACTACAATTTAGTAGAACAAAAGAAGTTCTACGCGGGTTCTCTATAAAATTCAGTAATAATGATAACGATTATCCTATGAGATCTCTTGACTATAAAAAATGGGTGTCTGATGATGATATATTTGAAGAATACAATGTTGATAAAAAAACAGATAATACAAAAAGCCAGGTAAAGATTTATTCTAAAACACTTAACAAGGGACATTATGGTAAAATTGTAAAATCTGAAAATGATATATTTCGTAAATTTATGGGAAATAGTCAGACTGAATTTGTTAGATACTCTTCAAGTGACGAAAGATCTTATCTTCGTTTTTTACTTTACAACTATAATGAGATGTTAAAAACAAAAAATAGAGATGGATTAACTCTTAATCTTTTTAAGAAAAAAACAATCGACCGTATCAATAACAACCGTGTCAGGTTAGAAAATTATCTTAATATAAATGATAGTAATTACTTTGATAATATAATCACTCTTATTGAAAAAGATAAGTTGTCACATGATACATTTCAAGATATAGCAATGTTTCCTAATATTGTATTTGATAAGGAACTTGTTAATATCTTTATGTTTGACATTCAAAAAGATTCCTGTAATATAAATATTTTTTGTAACAAAACATTTCATGATTCATCGGTTGTTAAGATATTATTTGGATCATTTATGAAAGAAAAAAATGGAAACTATTCGTATTATCATATAATAGGAGTCCCACCTTTAAAAAAAGATAAAATAGATGCTGATAAAACACCACAACAATTTATATTCAATCACAAAGATAAATGTTTTAGGAATTTATATAATTTACGACAAAATTGTTCCAAAATCTATAGTGAAGAATTCTTTAAATATTACATGGAAAATAAATTTAGTATCCGCCGTAGATCTTATAACGCATTACAATATGAACATAATAAAACAATTTCTGATTTCATAAAAAAGGAAGAGTTTGTGGTGCATTCGCAATTAACTGTCAGAGACACTACATCTGGTATTTATATTAGTCATAATTCTAAACTATTTTTAATTCCTATAAAATATATGTATCCCGAAATAAAGGATATACCTAATGTTACCGAGTTGATAGACGATCAAACTATGTTACCTAATTTTGAAGAAGCTCTTGAATTTTATAAAACACATACTGAATTTACTGGTAGGATTGTAAAGGCTATAAAGAACTTTAAAGGAACACATATTACAGATGTGATACTTGAATCAAATGAAGTTTTCAAAATTAAAGAAACTGAGATATCAGAAAACCTTCAAATGATAATGAAAAAAAATAATATTGTTGCTATTACAATGATTATAAATAACAAAGATAAAGAAACAGATACAGACGTCACTGATAAATTTACAGACGATTATACCAAATTTTGGAAAACATATGAAACGCTCCTATTGAAATTATCCGACGAATTTTTTGAATCTAAATCAACCGATCTGATTGAATTTGTTAATCATTATAAGCCTTCAAAAGATGAAATTGACTACTTTGAATTATTGAAAATTGAGATGAAATATAATAATTATATTACACGTGTTCTTAACAAAGAACAGCAGCCAAAGTATTTAATTCAAAAAATTTTATATGATACACCGACAGAACATATAATATCAAATGAAGAAAAACAAATTTTAATTGATAATAAGTTCTTCACAAATAATGTCAATTCACAAATTGAAATATACGCGACAAACAAATTTTTTGAAAGTGACAAACAGAATAAAGGTCTGAAACTACATCATACCATTCAAAATATGACGCATATTGACTACCGATATTTTGATTTTGAAACTGTTAAAAATTTGTATGATTTTGAAAGTAAATATATAATTGAAATGAGAGACCTATTAAACAATTATAACAAAAAAACAATAATAAATTTAAAGAAATTATTGTCATCTGAATTTAACGTTGTTGTTTTTGAAGGAGCCAGGGTTATTTCACATCTTTTCGATAAAAATAAAGAGTCACTATTCTTTTACAAAAGTTCTAATAAGGGATGTGTGAAGTTATACCCTGTAAAATATAAGGATGTAAAAATAAAGCAGTCAGAGATTTCGACTGAACTTATGACTAAATTGGTTGATGATAATGATGATTCCGATGATGATGCTGATTTATTTTGTATGTTAGATAATAAATGTTCTAAAGACGCGAAGAAAAACACAATACCAGATCCTGGTGTTGAAGAATCAAAAGAAGAATCAAAAGAAGAAGATGAAGAGGAAGATGAAAAGGAAGATGAAGAATACAAAGGGAAAATTTATTGCAAATATAATCCCAAGAAAGGGCTTGGTAAAAACGCTACCTGTAAGACACACGATCAGAAAAAAAAACACGATGCAGAGAATTGTGTTTTTGTAGAAAAAACTAAACGTTGTAAAGTGAAAAAGTGATTCCACGCTGTATTCACCGCTAAAGCGCAACCCTTTCCGGATAAGGAAATTGAAATGACTATTTCAAAAAAAGCAAACGAAAAAATTTATATATGTTTAGTATAATAATGAAATTTTGGTTTGAAAATCCATCAAACCTCTATAAAGAGTTGAATTTGATTCCAAGTGATGAGTCTTCGATTGAGAAAAAAATTAATTATGCTACATCTGCAATTATAATCATATCAGCAATTGCGGCTATTTTATCAAAAAATATGAATATTTTATTTTTAGCACTGATTTTTATGCTTTTCACAGTTATCATATTTCGTAATAAAGTTATCGAAAAATTTACGTTGAATGAAAAGAAAGATGAATGTATCGAACCTAATCTTGAAAACCCATTTATGAATGCGTTGATCGGTGAGAAAAGGGCGGACAAAGTCGCATGTAAATATGATAATGAAATTAAAGATAAAATAGATAAAAATTTTAACACGAATTTGTATTTAGATGCTAATGATGTGTTTGGAAAACGTAATTCTCAGCGTCAGTTTTATACGACACCAAACACTTCTGTTCCTAATAAACGAGAAGACTTAGGAAATTGGTTATACGGTCAGCCGGATAAGATTTTTAAAGATGAACAAATTGAAAATAATATTTATCAACAATAAAAACATATAAAGATAAGACGCACAGATATTTTCGAGTAGAAGAGATTTTTGAAAATGGGACGACCTGGAATAACATACGCAAAATTTATTGAGAAATATGGTGAGGATTGTATTAAAGAAACTGAAGATGAATTCAACGCAATAATTAAAGCTGAAAAAGCTAGACTTAAACTGAAAGGTAAAAAGTTTGTATTTAAATATTTATATTTTCATTTCAAATTTGGTGAAAATTATGAAAAAATGCAAGTTCAAGCTTACGCAAAAAATACTAGTGTACCCGCAAGTGAACGTCAAAAAAATAAGGGTGAGAAAGCAAAAGAACGTGATGCTAATCCAGAAACGTCAAGTTACAATACAGAAGCAATGTCTATTGAAAGACTAAAGAAAATTATAAACGATTCAAATCTTGAATATAATGAAGTTGGTCGTGAAGGGAATTTTGTTGATCTCGCTTTTCGTAAAAAGGGGACAAGTAGACATACATGGTTTCCTATTCAAATGAAAGCATCTGACACAGTAAAATCACAATTTGATACGAAACGATACAATTGTCCTGAT